AGCAACAGTGAAAGGACCGAAGAGTGTTGTGCCAATCTCAGGCCATTTTCTTGCCTTATACTTTTCATCATGAATGATACTGCCATTCTTTTTCAGTCTCTGTCTCCAGCGAATGCAGTCACCATAGATACCACCAGTGATACCACCCATGGATTTTAATTCATAGGTGCCACCTGTAACGATGGTGATTGTCTGGACACGATTCTGCTCAACAACATAGTCTCCAGTGCACTTACCACACTGGACTTTCATCTCCCACTCTTCATCTGTAGGTAGGGAAGATGCACCACAGTCAGCACGTTGTAAAATTACATCTGAGAATGTCCTGTTAGACATCCTACTGTCACAAGGAGACTTGTTTTCAATAGGTTGCATGATCTTTTCTGGTGCTGCATCACGATAGACATAGCACTCGATACCTTCATACACATATCCATCATCAGTCCAGTTAACCTTGTGCCAGAATTTACAATCATCATAGTCATCATCACCATTGATTAGATCTTCCCAGTATTGATACTGATCACCATCCCACTTAGTAAAGTCTTTATTGTCTGGATTCCAATCAGAATCAGAGAAGAGCACATAGTTATTCTCAGCACTACTAATACCATCACCTCTAAACCCATCACTCTGTGAGGTGAAAGTAATCTCTTGACCCACAGTAAATGTAGTGTAGTCAGCACCATCAGGAATCAAGAAGAATCCCATGGTGTGTTTTTCAAACCCATTAAATTCACCAGGATCAATCTCAATCCTTCTAAGTGCACCTGAGTCTTTAGCATTAGGCTCTAGGATGAATCCTTTTTGAGGACCACTTTGATTGGCAAGATAGAATCCTAAGGTGTTTTTATATCCTGCAGATCCTTTATGGATATCAGCAATGACTTGTAAACTACTACGGACTTTCTTAGGGATGTGATAAAACTGTTTCTTCCTATTGTATTCAGGTTGCTGCTCTGCACCTTCAGGATCAATGGAGTATCTATGATCTTGGTAGTTATCAGAGGTGCCGAATGGATAGTTATATCTGTGTAGAGCAGTGGCATACTCACCATCAGCAAGATAAGAGATCATCTTCTGAGGATCCTTAAACACATAACCAACAATGCCTTGTGAAACATATCCACCAGCATTGAGCAGTGCTCTCTCACCCTGACCAGGTGAGTCAGGTTTACCAGGATTAGTGGTGAGCATAGTATCCTGACGTGACTCAGAATAGAATTTGAATAGAGGCACCGTAGTCCTAGTGGAAGGAGGACCAGTGAATTCAAATGTTACTTGTGCTTTCTTCTTTCCTTTCTTACCATTTGTCTTAGGCATGAAAGAATACTTAAACCTAGTGCCTGTCTTAGGCATATCTTTATCGGCAGGATATGACCACGACACAACCTGCCATTCACTATCAATATCCTTGGTGTCTCCACCCTTTCTACGGTAGATAGGACGCACCTTAAATACGACTGTGAAGTCCTTAAACTTTGCAGTCTCTGTCATAGTATCACCGTAGACAGCATCTCCATTAGGGAGATCTACATTGTCTGGCCAATACTTGTGACCACCCTCGTTAAAATACCAAGTGGATGGGTTAACTTGTTGTCCATTTCGATCTGTATGCTGCACATCAGCATCACCAGTGTTATCTAACACACGTTTGATCTGTATGTTGTCAGCGTAACCACCCTGCGATCCTTCAATAGGTTGACGCAGCACATAAAACTGTGGGTTATTTTCAGACGAAGTGTATCCCACTGGTGCAACGTTACCGTCGTCAGTATTCCAGTAGGTATGATCTTGTCCTGCTGATCCAGCAGCGATTACTTTGAATTGGACAGTGACACTATTCTTCTGTCCGTTTAGTGTGAAGTTTTGTTTGGTGCCTAGTGCAGGAAGACTGCCACTGTAACTAAACCACCATTCAGAATCCCACTCACCACCATCATTAATACCAGTGGCATTAATACTTACAGTAGCACCACCGAATGATTGAGTCCAACTGATGGTGCCACCAGAAGTAAAGATCTGGTTACCACCTTCTAATCTTTTCTTCTTACCATTCCAACTACCATCAGACCTAGCAGTGGCAACACGTTTGTTATGGAATCCATTACTGAATGGTGAGATCTGTAGGGTGACAGCATCATTACCACTCCGTGCCTCCATGATAGGCACACGATCAGGGAAGCAATTAGCAATACAGAATTCATCCTTTGTGCCACTCCATCCACGAGGATACATGGTGTCACAGTCTGCCTTAGGTGGTTTCCAGTTACCACCCATGTATGGTTTGAATAGACACTCAAGTGTATTCAACACACATGATTCCCATGGCAAATTCTGCTCGTGAGGCACACCCTCACAATAATATACTCGTTTCGTCTTGGGATCTTCCCAGTATCCATTACCTAGGTCAACCAACAGACCCATCGGTGCCATCTTAGCAATGATGTCACAGTCATCACCTGACGTAAGGTATGGCCAACCAGGCTTACCTAGATCAGGGATTGGAAATTTAGTTGGGAGTGGACCTGTAGGACCACCATCACAGAAAGGCAGGTCAGGAAAGAAATCACACAACCAGTTAACCTGATCATCCAGATCCAGATCAATCGTATTTAATGGAGGGAGACCTGTATCTGGAGGTGTTAGAAGTGGGGGAGCAAGACTTGGATAACATCTGTTGACCAACTCCTGCACTACCTCACGAGGGGTAGGTGCTGGCTCATCAGGGGTCTCTGGCGTCTCTGGCGTAGGGAATAACTGGTCGAGAGGGTTGGGTGCCAATGGCTCTCCATCAGGACCGTAGCAGCGCCCTGCATAGACAGGATAAACCACCTCAGGTTCACCTGCTGCCGCTTGTTGTTGTAGGGGGATGGAAGGATTCTCGGAGTCAAGAGGGTTAGGTATATTCCTTAGCTCTTCGTCCTCAAATCCTTCCGATCCATAACACCTCTCTGCCATTCTCTAGGAGTCTTTCTTGTATTTAGTCCTTGATATAACCATTAATTTTCAACCACTCTCGTGTCATAGGAGTGGGATCATATTCTTCCCACATTTTACCACGAGCACATGCTTCTAGTGCTGCCTGAGTCATACCTTCGGTGCGTCCTGCCCATCCTGCTTCTGCCTCCCAAGGGACAGCACTCTGAGGATAGGTGCGCTCTGCCAAGACACGCCAGATCATAGGCACGTCCTCCTCAGGTTTGATGATGGCGATCATACTATTCTCGATGGTGCCTGCCATACAATCTTGTGCAGCGTGCCATCCTTCATGACGCATCAGTTGCATCAGGACAGCAGGGTCATCCATATATCTACGATTGAGATAGAAGTTGTTGGACACAGTGTGATAAACACCACGATGATTGACTGGGAAATATTTTTGATCAGCAAGATATACTTTCACACCAATCTGATGGAGTGTCAGCAGCATAGTATTAAACTCATGTGCTGCAAATGTATATCTTTCAGGGTTTTCATATTGACTAGAGATATCAAGTAGAGAATATACCTCATCTACATTATCATTACATTCTTGAAGTAACATACAACCCATGGCATCCATGCTGTTATATCCTTTTGTAATTTTATCTTCCCCTGCTTGGACGGACATACCATGTGCCGCCCCCAACAGAAGACCAGCAATAATATAATTCCACATAAAAAAAGAGGCGGTTTACGCCTCTAATTATATCACTTATTTAATGTAATGTCATCAACCGATTGTTGGTGCAGTCAGGGCCACAGGTGTGGACTCAGTAGACGCAAGATCCAAGGGGAAGTTGTGAGCGTTGCGCTCGTGCATGACTTCCATTCCAAGACCTGCTCGGTTGAGAATGTCTGCCCAAGTTGGGATGACTTTCTGATTGCTGTCAACGATGGACTGGTTGAAGTTGAAACCGTTGAGGTTGAATGCCATGGTGCTGACGCCGAGGGCGGTAAACCAGATGCCCACAACAGGCCATGCTGCGAGGAAGAAGTGCAGCGAGCGAGAATTGTTGAAAGAAGCATACTGGAAGATCAGACGACCGAAGTAACCGTGAGCAGCAACGATGTTGTAAGTCTCTTCTTCTTGACCAAACTTGTAACCATAGTTTTGAGACTCGGTTTCAGTAGTTTCACGCACCAGAGAAGAGGTGACGAGACTACCATGCATAGCGGAGAAGAGAGATCCACCGAAGACACCTGCGACGCCCAGCATGTGGAAGGGGTGCATCAGGATGTTGTGCTCTGCTTGGAAGACAAGCATGTAGTTAAAGGTGCCACTGATACCCAGGGGCATTGCATCAGAGAAAGATCCTTGACCGAAAGGATAGACCAGGAAGACAGCAGATGCTGCAGCAACAGGTGCGCTGTAGGCAACGCAGATCCAAGGACGCATACCAAGACGGTAGGACAATTCCCATTCACGACCCATGTAGGCATAGATGCCAATGAGGAAGTGGAAGACTACGAGCTGGAAAGGACCACCATTATACAACCACTCATCGAGGGTTGCTGCTTCCCAAATAGGGTAGAAGTGAAGTCCAATAGCGTTGGAAGAGGGGACAACAGCACCAGAGATGATGTTGTTACCGTACATCAGTGAGCCTGAAACAGGTTCACGGATACCATCGATGTCCACAGGAGGAGCACCGACAAAGGCGATGATGAAGCAGATGGTTGCTGCCAACAGTGTTGGAATCATCAGGACGCCAAACCAACCAACGTAGAGGCGGTTGTTAGTGCTGGTGACCCATTCGCAGAATGAATCCCAATTTGAAGTTTGTTGCCGTTGTACTAGTGTAGAATTTGCCATTTGAAAAAGGGTAGGTAAGGTCACTAGGGATGTGACGATCGAAATATTCCTGCAACACCCTCCATTGCAGGTATGAGAGACTGTTATTTAATGACGCTGTTTAGTCTCGGTGAGGCGTCAGTTGTATCGTTTTGTAACGATGCGTATACTATATAGGGTTTCCCGAATCTTGTCAACAGTTTTCGCCAGATTTATTCCACTTCTTTCGGCACTGCTTCAACTCATCTCGCTCATCCTTGATCATCTGATATGCCTGCTCAGGATCGATCTTCCTTGCCATCTGCATAGCACAGATCATTTCGACTCGGGTGCCGAAGTGCTTGAGTGCTTCCTCGAAGCAGTTAAGTGATTCATACATCATGTCATACCATATAAAGTTTTCGTATAATACTCGTAAGTATTCATACACTCGGAAAGATCCCAGTCTTTATATGTATGTCTAGTGCTTTCAAATACTTCATACCCATACATCCTAATCTCATTCTCTACAATTTCATTCCAAGGATTGAATCCATGACCACCCCAGATAGCAGGGATGGAATCACTTGCATGAAAATTAATAGCGTCATTGATCTTGAATGGTGTAATCATGCAGGCACCCTGTGCATAGTCATGAGTAGCACCATGGATTGATCTCTGGGTGACTGCTTTCCAATAAGGACTATCGTTTCTCTGTGTATATGAGTAGTGAATACCAATGAATGCAGCGAAGTCATCAAACTTCTCAGCACAAATCCTGTTGTAGATATCTCTGATCTGTTGTGTAATTACCTGACGATCACCAAATGCTCTGATGAGATAGAAAAGAAACTCATGGACAGAGAGCAAACCATTTGATTCTAGTGGCTCTAGGAATCCACCAGACAAACCAATGGATACAACATTCTTCCACCATCCTTCAGTCCTTCTACCACCTGAGAATTTAATCAAACGATATGCTTGATTCTCAGATACTCTATCGTCTAGATGATCTTGAAATTCAGCAAGTGCATCTTTCTCATCTTGATATTTACTGGAGAAGACATACCCTGTGCCGATACGATCCCATGTAGGGACATTCCAGACCCACCCAGAGGACAGTGCAGTGCAGTCTGTGCAGTTGACCATCTCCTTTGTCTTATCTCTATAGTCAACACGAGTCACCCATGCACGATCATTAGGGAGGAAATCATATTCCTTCCACCCTGTCTGATTCAACATTGATTTGAAACCAGTGCAGTCAATGAAGAGGTCAGCAGTAACTGGCTCCTCTACACCTTCCAACCATAATTCTTTAACACCATCATCATCGTAGGTAATATCTTCAACGTGTCCTCTAGTATGAATTACACCACGGGGGAGACAATAATTATCACGCAACCAGATAGCAAACTTAGATGCATCAAAATGGTAACCGTTATCTCTACCTAGTTTGAAATTAGGGAAGTCACCTATCACATTTTGAGTTGCCAACTCTGCAGAGATCCAGTGATCTCTAGCAAGACGACTGTTGTCCCACTTATTAATCATGGCATCCCTAAACCACACATCTAAACGTTGTGCATCGGTCTTAGGATTACCAAAAGGATATTGCCATGGGACATCTCCAACATCATGGAAGTTATGGAAACGGACAGATACTTTATAAGTGGCATCACAATGTGGCATCCAGTCCTTAGGTTCAAGTCCTAAGTAATGCAACCAGATACTAAAAAATTGAGTCGTTGACTCTCCCACTCCTATCGGTGGCACAGAGTCTGACTCAATAACTTCGATATGATAATTAGGATATCTCTTCTTCAGAGTGGCAGCAGACATCCAACCTGATGTGCCACCACCAACAATAATAATCTTCAAGACGTTTCCTCCACCCATTCGTAATAAGACTTAACAACTTTATCAGCAATGCTATCTAGCACTTCCATGGTGAAGGGACTCTCACCTGTGCCATCACAATGCTCTTTCAACAATGATAGCATACCACCTTGAGATACGAAGTCAGCACAGAATTCATACACACCACGATTCAGATCGATACCCTTTCGGACGAAGGCACTCATAGCAAGTGACCTTTCATTCATTTTACCGTCATCATAGCGCCAGTCTTCAATCATAGTCTTTCTCCGATGAGTTGCGAGTAGGATTCATGTAATTCACACCCAGTATAGTGTCTCCCTAATGATTTAGCAACCACAGCAGTGGTCCCTGATCCCATGAAAGGATCAAGCACAATGTCACCCTCCTCACTACCTGCAAGGATGGCAGGCTCGATCAACTCAGTAGGATAGACTGCGAAGTGTGCACCCTTATAAGGTTTAGTCCTCACTTCCCAGACACTCTTCCTTCTCTTCATAGACTTACCGTCTACGGTAGGTTGCTTGATAGCATCTACATCAAAGAAATAGTTTTGACTCTTACTCAGTAAGAAGATATACTCATGTGACTTTGTGCACCTGTCACGCATACTCTCTGGCATAGGGTTAGGTTTGCTCCAGATAATATCTTGACGGAGATACCAACCATCTTTGCGTAGAGCGAATGCAAGCATCCAAGGGATGCCAATAAGATCTTTCTCTTTATATCCTTTCAGTTTATTACCACGTCTAGGATTCTTTTGTGGTAGATCTTGATCAGTCTTAGCAACTGACTGTTTAGGTAGTGCTTGACCTTTACCACCACGATAGTTGTAATAACTATCGCCAATATTAACCCACAGTGTGCCATCATCAGTCAGACAATCACGCACACCACGGAATACTGTAACCAATTCTTCGATAAACTCTTCGGGAGATTGCTCCAGACCAATCTGTGCATCCTCATTACCATAGTCACGCAGACCATAGTAGGGAGGAGATGTCACACACATGCGAGCACGAGTGCCAGAGTCTGCGATCTGTTGTAGTGTCTCCCTGCAGTCACCATACAGAATTGAATCCTTCATAGTTTGCCGCCGACGACTCCACTGTTAACGACTTTACTATAGTTTTGAAGAGTGCCATCTTGGAGACACTTGAGGTGCCACCTAGACATAGAAATGACACCTTCTTTATCAAGACCAGTAAGGAAGTGAGCACCCAGAGGGGACTTCAATACACTGGTGTAAAGACCAAAGCGGGTCTTCTTGATATAGAAAGCGTCATCGATCCATTCAACATCTTCAGGGATCTCTTTCTCAATAGTCGGGTTGGGTCCAAGGGAATCCTCAAGGCGAGGAAGTCTCTGCTCTACAGTCTGATCCAATGGTGTTTCATGTCGTCTTTAACGTCCTCATAGTAACCGTTCTCTGACAGAATGTCAAATGCGATTGTGATCCTAGTCTGGTCTGGTGGCACGGGATCTGTGTAGTGACGCAACCATCCTGGAAACAGGGTGATCTTACCGTTTGTATTCTCAGACTCCCATGGGTCACCACCATAAGGATTAATGTAGTAGGTGGAAGTGTCCTCCACCTGCATACAAAGGTGTCCACTAAGATATGTGTAGGGTCCAAACGCATGACAGTGAGGAGCAATCTTCTCCTTCTTCCTCATCACGTTTGCCCAACACTGGACAAAGATACCACTAGGATATTCCATGTCAAGATTCTGTAGGAATCTATCGTGGACAGATCTAATAGAATCTCTAAGGTCTGCTGCGTTGTCAAACTCAAGGAGATTGTAAGTATTAGATCTTGAAGTTAAACTATTCTTGCCAAGGCGTGTGCCCCAGTCATCAGTAAACTCAGTTGATTCAATGATACCTTTTTCTTTAGAAAGGATCTCATCAATGAGTGGTTGAAGATCCCACTGGACCTCCGTCTCTGCCATTACATAATCCCAGTAAGGAGCGAAAGGAGTAAACTCCTCACTCGCAAACTTGATTACTTTCATCAATGGTGGTTCCATACTCTCGTGTTATCCTCAGTTGACTCGCCTTCTCTCCCATCAAACTGCAGCAGAAGTAAAGAAACTCTGCTTTGATACGAGAAAGACCTGTATAATTTTTTAGTGTAACCCAATCTTCTTTATGCTTCAACTGTAACTGATACGTCATCCTTCTTTACTTTTTCCAACTTCTTAACGTAATCGTATGCATACAATTCACGATTGCCTTTGATGCCCCAACCCAACCAGTAATATGCTGGTTTCATATAGTAGGAGACAGTCTGACCACCACCTTCAAACATAGGAAGATAGCGTTGGAAGACAGATTCGTTAATCATATATCTTACCTGACCAGTAAGACTAGAAGGATCACATCCATAGTTTGTGCAGAATTTACCGAGATTATTATAACGACCTAAGCTTGTCCACTGAATGATGCCATACCCACCCCTATGACAATCGTCATAGCGAACTCTAGCACCTCCCTCACATATATTGGGAGTGAAATTAGACTCCTGTCTAATATTGCCAAGAATTGTAGCAAGTGCATTGCGGTCGTAAATTTTAGTCTCTTTTTGTAACTCCTGTAGGACGTAACGCTCAGTCTCTGAGCAAGTAGGACAGTCCCAAACATATTCAGTAGGAGCAGGGATCTCTTGGGCAGGCATGTCTACCTCACGCAATCCAGATGCAACAGCAATGGAAGCGGGAAGGAGGGCAGCAGTCAAGAGTGCTGTGGTCTTCATGAGCATGAGATTCTATCCAAATTATATAGAATAAAAAAGAGGTGACTTGCACCTCTCAATATTATAGCATGGATAGTCTCGTGCGTCTAGCGTGGTGCGTAAGCAGGAATCATCATGCCACCACCTTGGTCATCGTCATCATCAGGTTTATCCAGCAAATACTCCATCAACAAATAAATTCCAACAGGAATAAAAGGGAAGAGTAATGCTGCCTGAAATTCTGTCATTAGAAAATGCCAGGAATGATTTGTCCAGTTGTAATGTATGCACCAAATGCTGCAACGATACCGATCATTGCTGCCCATCCATTAAATCTTTCTGCTTCAGGTGTCATTAGAATACTCCAAAGAATAGTTTGCCAGTGAAGGCATAGGACAAGAAGGCAGAGACCAGACCAAGCATGGCGAGTCTGCCGTTAAGCTTCTCAGCTTTTTCGTTGTGTGTTTCGTAAATGTCGGATTGCATTTGCTTTTCTACCTCAGGGTCGATGTACATTGCTGGTTCGGTGGCAAACATGTTGACCTGACCAAACTCATTCGTTGTTACTGTCATCTGTGTTAAGAGTTGTAACTATATGTAACTATATATGACATTTGTTACGTTGTCAACCCCCCAAGGTTTGAAATCTTAAGAAAATGTTATGACATCCTGACCTTCTCCACCAGGAAGGTTGACTGGACCTGCTGCAAACACAGGATCTACCAGAGGATCACTGTCTAGAGAAATGCTCCCCATAGAATCCAGAATGTCCTGTTGGAATTGGATCTGTGGAGTGTCGTCGTCGGTCGCTTCGTAGATCGTCTGGACTCCGTTGTAATGTCTCCACAACTCCGAGAGGTTGTTGCGATTGAATTTCGGATCGTCGATCGCACTGTGCAGTGCTGCCTTCAGTGCTTCTGTTGCTGCTTTCAATTCTGCTTTCATAATTCCAATGACGGATTACTCCGCTGATAATAAAACAATTAGTGACAAGATAGGATACAAAAATGCAGGTGCGTACACCTGCAACGTAGTTATCGTAGGGTCCTGTCTTGTCATCAGAGAATGACCCTAGGGAATACTTCCAAACTTTAAGAGCGTGCTTTAACACTGTCTTTCGTATAACAAGGGACACCATCAGGGTCTAACCATTTGGTGTATTCAAAATCTTCAATAGCATAGTCTAACTGGATGGCATTATCCAAGAGATACATGTCATTGTATCGGTTAGAATATGGGTCCGCTTTTTGAATGCGGTAATCAGGCATCCCATTCAATTCAATGGTCCCACACTGCACATAGCGGTATGGGTATCGCTCAAGGATGACGGTTGCTTTTTTCATTAGCGTCTGAGTGACTGAATATAGTCTAGCACATAACTACGGATATACATCAACTCATGGTAACATTCTTGGTTATGTGCGCATCCCCTCAACTTAGAATCAGGTTTGTGCACAGACTCGATGAAAAGATCGAGTGCCCTATTCCATCTCTCGTCCTGTGTTTGCATGTAAACTCCTAATTAAAACTAAACCAACCAGTAATAATAATTTTTTCATGATCATTGGTGACTCGACCTCTATGAAGATGGGTCCAGTCTGATGGCCATATAACAGTCATTCCTTTCTGAGCATCTACATATTTGTCTTGATGAAACCACTCTGTGCCACCGCCAGGTGCGTCAGTAAGGTATGTCATAAAGACTAGATGCCTATACACATTAGATAGGTGTGCATTATTTCTTTCAGTGTGCCAGATCTTAAATCCACCACCCTTGGGATACCATTGGAAACTGTATGGCTCTGTTACTTTATACGGAGCAGTTTCACAGAAAGGAAAGCGTAACTGATATCTATTTAGAATACCTTGTAGTGCTTTACTGTATGCTTGAATCGCTGGATGATTAAGATAATAGGGTATCGAAAGATCCGTTGATTCTTTTCTCTCTGGTCTGACAACTCTCACACCCTGCTCTAGCACCATACCTTCGGTAGGTTTTAGATAGTCTTGGGTGTGATAGAAGTCGATCAGATCATCACATATTTTGTGACTAATAAAGTCACCCCATATGAAATCTGTAGATGGTTTTGCAATCTTATTATTAAAGGTTGTCATTTATCCCGACCAGTGTGCTTTTTACGCCGTCCCAAGGCAAAGGGACATCTACTCTCCTGTTTACGGAATAGCAGGTGGTCTACAAAATGATTAGCATATTTTTTAATACCAACCCTAGCGTCTACCTCTCTGATAATTTTATCAGATGGATAGTCCTTTACCAATCTAATCTTTGTGTCTAGATCAGGAGGGTAAAAGCAGACCTCGTAGAGGGGGTCCCCTCTTTTTATTGTTACAGGTTTACTCGGATCAATCACTTCAATACCAACACCAAGCGGTCTACACCATGCTGATAAAGAAAACCACCCACCGACACAGACATAATTATTTAATGAAGTGAGTGGGTGTGGTCTTTGCTCAATCCAAACATTCTTTTTATGAGTCCAAAAAAGAAACTCAGGAATGCTTAGTTGGATTGTCTTTCCTATAATCTCATCAACAAAACGATGGAATCGTTGGTCAGTAAGATTACTTTGAAGAGGATCTAATTGAATAGTAATGTCCAAAGGAGAGCGGATAACAAAAGTGCGAGACGCTTTGTGACGCCATGCAGGACACTGTGTCCATGATGTCTGCTCTTCTTGAAGTGATACTAAAGATTCTGGAGGGTAACCCACGCCCTCTAAAGAGAGAGCGTGAGTATCAGTAGTCCTTGAATCATATTGGTGATAAAAAATATCCATAATAAAGGGTCAATGACTCCACCAGGGTAGATGTTTACGTCATCTCCAAGACGTGATCAGCAAGCAAGTGGTCAATTAGAATAGAGTAATCTTCTTCTACATCGATCCCCCAAAACTGGACACCTCTGTAATCAGAATAGAATCTGCACAGAGCAGAGAAGAGGGGTGGATACTCCTGGTCAAGGGATACTTCACCAGATGCACCTAGCTTAACAATGTCAAGCACATCCGAAAATCGATCTCTAACTGTCATGTGATCGCTCCTTGTTTGTCTGTAACACGGCATCGCTGCCGACGATCTAGGTAGGATTCGAACCTACGACCGACTGCTTAGAAGGCAGTTGCTCTAATCCGCTGAGCTACTAGACCAGTGGATTAGTTAAACAAGAATTCTTGGTGTGTCGTATGTTGGTAACATATTCCAAGAGACAATAGTCCTTGGTTTATCTGAAGTATGTGGTTGTGATTCGTGCAGTATGTAAGACGGGAAGATAACTAGATCTCCTTCGTTACATCTTGGTGTAAAAGACATCTCACTCCCTGTATTGTAGTGATTGAATGGACAATAAAACGTTGTTGCCTGATGTTGCTCAGGATCAAAGTCGTAATACAGGACTGCAGAGAATCCAGTCTGTCCATGATTGTGGAGAGCGTGTCTGTTGCCTTTGAGTGCAGTCTGAAACCACACATAAGGGATCTGGATAGGTCCCTCTGGGAGAAACTTCTCGCATTTGAAATCTTCTAACTCAGGTTTGAGTGCCTTGAATAGTCTGTCTGCATACTCTGGTTGGGTGTCGGACTGATAGTTATCGAAGAAGTCTGTATAGACAGTGACACCTTGCTCCAGATGAGCATCAGTATATTCAGGCAGGTTGATATATTCTTTTTTCTTTTCCCAATTCATGACTGGGATAATGATCATAGGGATACGAAATGGATCAATTACAATCATGCTCTAATTCTCGGATCTTCTTAGCATATAGATTTGCCTCGGCGTAGTCGCCATGACTCACAGCTTCGTGAAGCTGGTCAATCAACACCTCTACAGTGTGATTTAGAAAGTCGGCGTCTCGCAAAACGTCTTCTTCCATTTTTTGATCCCCTCTTGATGACCTCCATATTATATATGGTTGAGGGGATGGTGTCAAGCCTTAAAGTTTTTGATAAACCATTCGGCATCCACTACCACTAAAGCTTTCTTACGATTCTTCTTCATGAATAGGATAGGCTCATGATCTCCAGAGTTGGCAGATGCCTGATCGTAAGCATCATATACATTTAACTTCTCTACATTTTTACATTCGATACTGAAGGGAAACTTCTTCCTAGCATCTCGTGCCATGATAAGATCTTCCCCACCAGCACCCATGCTTCGTGATTCAATGTCTTCGGGGTGGACATCCCGATGCTCGATCAGCATGTCCCTTACCCATTTCTGAAAGTTTCTGCCCTTTGCCTTAGCGGACTGTGGTTTCATCTATCCCATTTGCTTTTTAGTCTCTCAAAGTGATGATCAATTTTACACTTTCCATAATAAAGAATGCCCAACCATACGGTAAACATCGCACCGTCGAACCATGACAACTCGTTCCATATGTCTAGTAGACTGTCTTCACCCATTTTCGGATACCTCCTCATTATCTTGTTTGTTGAAACCAAATGGTCCCTCTTTTTCCTCCATCTTTAGTCGCAGTGCAACCGTGCCGATGGACTCAAGCACTTTAATAATGTCTTCAGTCTTAGCATTTTCACCAAGTTCTTTGGCAACATACCAATACTTTGGCCAGAATGTTTCTCCTGCCTTTTGATAATCTTCAAGCGTTAATAGTTTCATAATTAATCAGCGTATCCATCATCGTCATCGTCATAACGATAACCAAATTTAGTAGTGTGTGGAGGTGCAACGTATGCCGTAGCATCCTCTTTGATAGCATCCTCAAGACTTTGTGCAAGTAACTTGAGGTTGTGTGCAATCGCTTTAACCTTTTCGTAATTCACTCATCATCTCCTGTACTTGTGCCCAATCTTTATCAAAGATTGCAAGACCTTCACGAGTCAGTACATGATCATACATCTTCCAGAAGACCTTAGGTGGCATGGTTACTACGTCTGCTCCATAAAGGAAACAGCGTGACACATGATGCACATCACGAAGTGATGCAGCAAGAATGTTTGTCTTCACGCCATGTGACTGGTATGTGTTGGCGATCGCTCGGACCAACTCCACACCAGACACTGAGTTATCATTGCATCTACCTACAAAAGGTGACACATAAGTTGCCCCTGCTTTGGCAGCAAGGATTGCTTGTGCTGTGCTAAAAATGAGCGTGACATTTACTTTAATATCATCCGCTGCCAATTCTTTACATGCTTTCAGTCCTTCGACTGTGCATGGCACTTTAATAGTAATGTTTGGATTGATCTGAATATAATCATCTGCCATATCGATCATATCTTCGTAGGTTTCACCTACTACTTCAGCGGAGATGGATGAATCCCATGGAAACATCTCAGCAATATCTGAAATGACTTCTACTGGATCACCCCCAGACTTAAGAATCAGTGACGGGTTAGTTGTTACACCATCAATCAATCCTGTCTCGTTTGCTGCTCTAATTTCTTCAACATCACTACTGTCGAGAAAGATTTTCATAACTGAGATACAGAGTTACATTATATATTAGCACAAAAAAAGAGGGTGGTAAACCCCCCTCACATTCAAGACGTAACTTTCCAAGAAGATGTGCCAAAATGCTTCTTGAGATTAACCCATTTAGCATATGACACACCGCGATAGACAAGAAATGCAAATGTCTTATCTGGATCGTGCTTCTCGGGGTCATAATCTGGAAGTCCATAATCGAAAACCAGTTTGACCCGCATCTCTTTACCCCCTACTAACTTTTAGTAGGCGGACTTCACCAACAATGAGAAATAGAAATGCTACACAGGCGATGGAGATTCCACCGACAACTTGTAGTGCTTCCATGATCTCAGCTCTTGGATGCGAATTTACGATCAACTTTGATACCACGATACATAAGCTCATGGTTTCTGTGCTGATCCTGCTCTGCAAGGACCTTTGCCTTGTATTGCTCAGCGTTATACTTAACGCCACGGTAAGTAATTTGTGCCATTAGATTTACTCCTAAAGTAGTTGGATTTTTAGGCCCGTTCCTTTAGTCGTTTGCGTCCCATGGACAATGTGGTGTTGCTTCTTGAATCACTTCAATAAGTTCTACCTTCACTGCCTCATCCATACCTTCATGTGCTTTGAGGCGACCGATCATATCGATAGCATCAATACAAGCGATGTTGGTATAAAGTAGGAATAATCCTAGCATGGGATGAACGCTCCGTTCCGCGACTTACTTGCGTCCCACCGAAGTGGGATGAACGACAAGGATATTATAACATATCCTTTGACTATTTATAAGGTTATAATGTATTGTTTGTTACACTTTTTTCTGTAGAGTTTCAATTTCTCTTCTTACCGCCCTTGCGGCGGGGAAGTTTTGCATCTCCCGATAGATGGTTTCCTCCTGTTGGAGGCGCTTTATCTGATCGGTAAGTGTATCTTTCATCAGGTTTCTCCTTTAGTTCCTTCTTGAGTTTCCTCAAAAAATTCAAGTGGTCCGTAATACCAGCTGTTGGGGTCTTCAGCAAGCCAGTCACCCTCGACTCGTCGTGAGTATGGCGAGATGATTTCCATCTCCTTGAGACCTTCCACTTCCGATTCCCTTTCGCGGTAAATCGGTTTCGGTTTCTTTTCATCTAGCTTAGCATGATAATCTTCGATTTGTGTGTCTACATTAGCCATTGTTTGTAGGACCTTACCGTCCCAATACCATTTCTCTACATAAGAGAATAGGTATGCCAGAATAGTATTAAAGGGTGGCTTCTGTTTGTTGATCCACCGTTTAATTTTCTGGAGTACCGTCTCCTTGTCTTTATCGAAGACTACCTCAAACTTATAGTGAAAATCCTGCGAAGGTGTTTCCTTGGACATCTTGTTTGATCCCTCCAATGACATAGGACTCAATCTCAGTTTCCTGAGGAGCATTTTGTTGACCACGACTATTTAGCCAGTGCTCTGTCCATGGCAGTGGATTACTCTTCCAAGGAATATCGTAGACTGGTTGAATACCCACCGCTCTCATGCGACGGTTAGCAACCCATTCAATATATTGTGAGAGTAGTCTTTCGTTGAGTCCGATCATAGATCCATCAGAGAAGAGATAGTTTGCCCACTCTTTCTCTTGGTCTACTGCATCGATAAACATTTGTTTTACATTCTGTTTCTCCTCTTCCGCAATGACTTCCATCTCTGGGTCATCACCTTCTCTCCACTTCTTGAGTATTTTTTGAGTAAGTGCAAGATGTTGTGCTTCATCTCTGGCGATAAGAGAGATAATTTTCGCAGATCCCTCCATGAGTTTAAGTTCGCCAAACGCGAAACTGCACGCAAACGAGACATAGAATCTAATTCCTTCTAAGATGTTAACGTTGGCAACAGCACGGTAGAGTCTACGCTTGACATCCTTGAGTGTCCACTGTGAAGTGGGTGACTCTTTCCAGTCAGGTTTCCACATGTTACTGTTTGCCCATTCAGTTGCTACAGTGATAAAATCATTGTAGGCGGCACAGACGGACTCTGCCCGTGCCAAAATCTTTTCATTCTCTAGCACAGTATCAAATACTTCTGATGGATCAGGGTATACATTCTTGATAATGTGAGTGTAGGAGCGAGAATGAATTTGCTCCATAAATTCCCAGACACCCATGCATCCTTCCAACTCAGGAAGACTACAGTAAGGAGAGAATGCCATGCCAGGACCTCTGCCCTGCACACTGTCTAGGAGAATCTGATACTTCAAGTTGGAAGTATAGATATGCTTCTGTTGATCAGTAAGAGTTTTATAATCTGCACGATCCTTCTGGAGTGACACCTCTTCAGGTCTCCAGAAATAACCTAGTTGCTGTTGCGTGAGTCTATCAAAATCAGGATACTTATATTCATCGTATCTCTGCATACCTAGAGGTGCTCCAAAAAACATTGGTTGTTTTTTAGTGTCCACCTTTCTGCTGTTGAATACTGTCAGTCCCATTACTTCCTTCGGTACCATAGTTTGCGACATAATATAAAAAAGAATTAATTCTTGGCTCTACCTCTAAGGACTCACAACACGCCAAGAAGGATTTGAAATCCTCTTGGAGTGACTTGCTTAGAGTGATTGTGACTTGTCGCTCAGACATTGCAAGCGTCACATTCTTCTTCGTTGGCATTCATTAGATCGTTGATTAATGAATCCAATACCTCGGTCGAAGATGGTGATTCGTCAGGATCCTTCTTAGCGTCATAAGTATTCTGATAGTAAGATGTTTTCCAACCTAACTTGTAGGTCATGAGTAGGTCTTGTGCCATGACTGACACAGGAACTTCATTGTTGTCGTAATTCTCTGGATTGTATGACCAGTTGCCTGAGATTGCTTGGTCAAAGAATTTCTGCATCACCGCAACGATATTAATATATCCTGCGTTAGATTTCAAGTCCCAAAGAAGTGTGTAGTTATTCTTCAGGGATGTATAAGACGGGACAATCTGCTTAAGAGGTCCTTTCTTTGATTTCTTAATGGACAGGTAGTCTCTAGGTGGCTCGATTCCATTGGTTGCGTTTGACACAACGGAGCTACTCTCCGAAGGCATCTGTGCGGACAGCGTGCTGTGCCGTAGTCCGTATTGTCGGATGTCATTCCTAAGAGAATCCCAATCATACTTGTACTCAGGTGCTACGATTTCATCTAGGTCTCTCTTATATGTATCGATCGGAAGAATTCCATCATGATACTTTGTGTGCTGGTATGCATCACAAGGTCCACGCTCTTTTGCAAGTGCATTAGATGCCTTGAGAAGATTGTATTGGAATGCTTCAGTCAACTCATGGACCAGTCTCCATGCTGTTGGATCATCATAGTGCTCACCATGCTTAGCAAGGTAATGTGCCAGTCCGATGTATCCAATACCAAGGGAGCGACGAGCAAGTGTGCTGCGCTCTGCTGCTTTAACAGGGTAACCTTGATAGTCAATCAACTCTTCCAGTCCTCTCACTGCAAGGTCACATAGATTCTCCAACTCATTGAGTGTGCGAAGTTTACCTACGTTGATAGCAGAGAGAATACACAAGGCAATCTCACCACCTTCATCATCGATGTGACTGATAGGATCAGTAGGTAGTGTGATCTCTTGACAGAGGTTAGACATATTCACCTTGTCTTTGAAAGACGAGTGTGAATTGCAGTGGTCGATATTCATAATGTAAAGACGACCAGTCTCTGCTCTTTCTTTTAGTAGCGCAAGGATGAGTTCTTGAGCAGGGATGGTGCGTCTAGGACACCTGTCGTCCGCTTCATACCTGGCATAAAGTTGATCGAATTCATCAGTACCAAAAGCGTCGTAAAGACCAGGGACATCGTGAGGACTGAAAAGACTGATGTTTTCATTTCTAATAAACCTTTCATAGAATAGTTTACTAATCTGCACCGAGTAATCAAGTTTCCTTACTCGGTTATCTTCAGTGCCCTTATTATTCTTAAGGACAATGATATCTTCTATTTCTTGGTGCCAGATAGGAAAGTGGACAGTTGCTGACCCACCTCTGATGCCGTTTTGCGTGCAGCATCTGACAGTTGATTCAAACTTTTTGAGGAAGGGGACCACACCTGTGTGTTGAACCTCTCCGCCTCTGATTTTGCTGTTGATACCACGGATTCTGCCTGCGTTGATGCCGATTCCAGCCCTTTGAGCAACGTAGTAACCAATAGCCATATCACTGCTAAAGATACTATCGAGGGTGTCATCAACATCAACAAGAACACAGCTAGCAAATTGCCTAAGGGGAGTCCGCACACCTCCCATGATAGGGGTGGGGATGTTGATTTTGTGCTGCGAGATTGCGTCGTAGTATCGTCTGATGTATTCAAGACGTGTTTCCTGTGGGTATTGTTGGAAAAGAGTCGCAGCAATCAGGACATACATGAACTGAGGGGTCTCGAAGATTTTCCCTGCGCTACGATCTTGTACGAGGTATTTATCAGTGACCTGTCGAAGACCAGCATATGTAAACAAATAGTCACGATCATGCTCTACGAAAGAGTTAATCTCTTCCCATTCTTCTCTAGAGTATGCATTAATTAGAGGTTTATCATACACACCTAACTCCACACCCTTTTCTAGTTGCTCTAGGACCGTAGGGTGACCGTCTGGGTGACCATTATATACTGCCTTACGAAGACCAAACAAAAGAAGTCTGGCAGCAACAAATTGATAGTTAGGTGCATCGAGACTAATCAAATCATTAGCAGACTTGATCAGGATCTCTTGGATGTCTTCAGTCTTAATTCCATCAAAGATCTGAAGGTTGGCATTCATCTCAACAGCAGACTCAGAGACACCAGCAAGTCCTCTGCAAGCAAGTTCTACCATCTTATGAATCTTTTCAAGGTCCAGTTGTGTTACTTGACCATCTCTTTTAATGACTGTGATGTCACTCATACTTTTTTCCATTCGCTAAATTTAATCCTTGCTGATATTCCCTGATGGGTGTTTTGTTTAATAATGCTGTAGACATCAATGCCTGCGAGTATCATATCATTGATATCTTTTTGGCGCAAACCCTTTGGCCATATGACTACGGGGTCGTTGGAATCGATTGCTCTTTTGATTCTATCGGTAATTTGTTTGTTTCGTGGCTCGTTATCATAGACCCAAATAGGATTGCTGATACCCCAACGACGAGGATCAACATCAGCTCCGCACATAGCAATCGCCTGTGGAATGAAGAGACTGTCAAATGGTCCTTCTGTAACATAGACTGGAGCTCCTTCTCTGATTTTATCAAGTCCATAAAGTTTTGGTGCCTCGTCGTCAAATAGAATCGTGATGTATCTGAGGTTAGATTTAGGAGACAAGGATCTACCTTGCACACCAAACCACTTTCCGTCTTTATCCTTCAGTGGAATGATGATACGAGGTCTATCGTTTTGTAAATTATCAAACGTATGACGCTGAGTGTTTACCCATCTCTTAAATTTATCAACATAATACAGGTCCTCAAGACAATGCTCGGGAATCTTCCTACTCTCTAAATAATCTCTCGCTGGATGTCCTTTATTTAGCTCATTGATAGGGGTAAGATCTGTTACTTTCTTAGCAAAGTAAGGAGTTGCTGATGGAATTTTTGGGTTAGCAGTCCGTCTACCTTTACCCGTCTGATTGTTACGATATTTCTCCATGAGAAATTCATCGTAAAGATCACTAGCGTTATCTTTTAGGAAGTTAGCGAGTCCAACACCTTTACCACAGTTGTGACATTTATAAACGTATTCATTTTTAACCGCAAAAAAATACCCCCGTGCTTTATTGGTGTGCTTCTGTGAGTCACCACAATAAGGACATCGGAAGTTATAAACTCCTGGTCGGATATTCTTAAATTTTAGAAGACGTGTGCTCAGTTGCCTGACAAACTTATCCTCTACTACGGTCATGCAAGGTAATGAATCTCTGCAGATATGTTAGCAGAGTCATCGGCATTCGTCAACTGTCTTAGAATAGACTGGCCTGGTGCAGACACGAGGAAAGATACAACAGTAAGAGCACCAAAAATAGACCACATCTTCTTTTCCATCTGTCTAAGACGGTCATCGATGAGTCTGATGTCACGCTCACACCCCTTTTTTATTTGATCTGTATCGCGATTAAGATCTGAATGCAATCTATCAATCTTCTCAAACAATACTTGGTCGATCTGATCTTGCTTATCTAATTTTTCGTTATGGACTGCTAACAGTTGACCCATCTTCACAGAGTTTTCCTGTAAAGAGTCAACAACTCTTTCTAGTCTTTCAATAATAGCAGTATTGATGTCTGACATTACTCCGCCCTGAGTGCTGCTTGTCGTTTCTTCCAATAGAATTGGATGACTTCATTGGGATACAGTCTCTTGACTGCAAGCTTCTTGAAATTTTCTGGACGGTAAATCTTTCGCAAGTCTATCTTCAATGCTGCTTCAGACTTACTGTAGAGCACATACTGCTCTGCTCCGTCATATGAAATGAGGAAGGGAAGATAGGAGGTATCTTTCTGCGCTCCTTCAGTCTTCATCATTTCCTTATTACTCATAGCATAGCGTCTACGCTTCTTCACCTTACCCTTTCCTAGGATAGGATCGAAACCTGCCACAGGACCACTTGCATTAGCAGATCCAGAGAATCCACCAGTGCCTGCGCTCATTGTTGGGGCATCTTCGTTAATCATACGCTATCTAAGATTGCTGTTACTTCAGGACAGGGATCTACTTTCTGTAGACACCCAGCAATCTCAGGATATCTATCAAGATAGATCAAAAATGATTTCAATATTGACCAATATTCTTCTTCTAGTTTATACATCAAAAGAGGAATAGTACCTTCACCAAATACATTAAACAGAATGATGAGGTGATTAAGAATCAAGTTTGTGCGGAGGACATGAGTTTTAGTATAACGTTTGAAGAGTCTCTTCAAATACTTAAACTTTTTCATGTCCTCCATAAAGTCATCTACAGTAACCGACTGAGGGTTATCGTAGTGCTTAATTGCAAACATTAAATGATTCTTCTCGTTTAGATACTCAAAATACATGCATTATATAAGGTTGTTTATTACGATCCGAATGTCAGAGTTGCTGCGCCGTCAGAGATAATCTCTTCTGTGCCACCTGTGGAGGTGATCTTAACTCTATACTTGTAACCATCCAGTGAATTATCACCGAGACTGCTGTATGCCAGAGTCGCAGTAGTAAAGTCTGCATATGTTACGCCAGTGTCAAGAGATGCACTGATGTTAACCCAGCGTGTAGTAGCGTTGGCGGTCTGACGTTGCCACTGATAAGTGAGAGTGCCAGGTGTGCCACTGGTGCTTGTGCTGACTGCAAATGTACCAGCTCCAGAGGAGGAAGTAGAAGCAGCGGGCTGAGAAGAGATAGTCACAGCGGATGCTGCATCTGCCACGATGGTGTCATCAGCATCGTCACCTGCTGCAGCAGCAGTAGCGTGGACGAATGCAAGGCACTCAGCCTTATGACGTGTATCACCATTGTGAGTGACATAGGTCTCATAGAGCCACCAGCCAGGACCAGTAATACCGCGAGACTTATTCTCGTCTAGTGCTTGCTCTGTGGTGTCAACGAATACGAGGTCGCGGGAGCGAGTGTCGCCTCCTTTGACTACGAATTCTGCAACTGCTTTAGGTGCAGTTCTTCTTACTGCTGATCCAGCTGCAATAGTTGCAGTGCTGCCAGCATATGTCGTGTGTAACTCAAGCGCCGTCGCTGAGGTAACCTCTCTGACAATGTAAGCAACACCTGAAAGCTCCAGGATGTCACCAACTTTGACGAGGTTATCAGAAGCGTCGGTGAAGTCACCAGCTGTTGTAACCGTGGCGTCGCCATTAGTTGCTACAACTGCGGTGCCCATCGCTTTCGCGTCAAGTGTTCCGTAGATTGCCATTTTACTCCGAGGACAAGTTGTATTCCTATATTTTATTTATAAAGGGGAGTAACTACTCCCCTCAAGATTAGTCGCGTGCTTGCAATGCCTCTTCGACTTTTGCGAAGAGCTCGTCGTCAGCAGTTGTCTTAGTCAGTTTTACTGCCTTGCCAACAATAAGAAGACACAGGTCGATGAGTTTCTCACCAAGCTCTGCGTCATCAGGAATCTTAGCAACAGCAGCGTCTACTACTTTGTATGCGAGGGGTAGAAGAAAGTTAAGCATGATTCTATACTATAAAGAGCTCTACCCTATATAGCATTTTTTAGCTTGCTTTATATCCTTGTCTCTTAGCATCATGGTCAGCAGTCATCTGCATCATCTTTGCTTTCATGCGATCCTTTGCTTTTTGCTTTGCTTCAGAATCGTCAACCTTAGCAGGTGCACAGACTTCTTCTTTCTTAACGTCTTCACCTGGCTCATACCACTTGCCATCGCCGTCAGAGTCTTGCCAACGCTTACCTGCCTTAGCGGCTTTGATATGCTTGTCCTTTTTCTTGGCAGATTCTTTCAGAGCATCTATTTCTGCTTGAAAACGTTTTCTAAATGATTCAGACATAAGGTCCTCCTTTTTTGGATTGATGGTAACTCCGCCCTTCTTTTTAGTAGGTAGCTTGTTAGCTGAGTTGGTGGGTTTCATTCCATCTCCTCCATTTGTTTAAGCTCTGCTTCAGAGAATAGTCCCGAGGCAGACAACTTATTTATAAACTCCTCATTCTTTTTCTTGAGGTTTGCTTTGCGATACTGAAGATCAGCACGGGTGCCAGAGTCCATTCTGCCTTGTGACTTGGGTTTGGTCTTGCCACCTTCATCAGGTTGAGATCCAGGGTTTGCTGCCTTAACTCTACGTCCATGAGTGTATTCAGCACCACTCATCTTCGAGTCACCAGACACCATCTTACCACCAGAGGATCTATCATCCTTGTATTCGGCAGAAGACTGACCATGCTTACCTTTGTAACGCTCTTCCAATTCCTCTTCTTTGACACAGTTGGGGACTTCCTTGCCACCCTTAGTCTTTGTGCCTTTTGCTTTGTATCCGTCCCAACATGTGCTTGCACCCACATTCTTGCGTGCTTGCTTCATACCCTCAAGCATTTGTTGGTGGAGATCTTCAATGTCAATACCTACTGTTTCGCGTTGCATGTTAAGACCGATGTCACCTGCGTCCTTAGCAGTCTTGTCGCCTTTCTTACCGACAACAATGTAACGACCGTCTGCTTTCTTTCCAGTGATGACATAGGATTCACCCTTAGATTGGATGACACGTCCGACATTACGGTCGTCATGCATCCCTTTCTTCTTCTTAATTTCATCACGATCCACAGGGAATCCAGCGTATCCTTCCACAGCAGGCTCCCACTCTTCGTAGGCTGCCTTCACTTTGAGTGCACCTTCATACAGGCGAGCGGTGTCTAAATGCTGTCCAGTCTCAATGGCGGAGAGGATCTTGGACTGCTCTTTCAGACTATAGCCAGCAAGTGCAGCGGATACTTTAATGTTTAGAGTCATCGTCTTAACAGTTTTGCGTATTAACTATTTATTTGTAGCGGATTTTCTAATTTCTGCATTGAATGCAGAGAATTTCTTAGTTGCCTGACCAGGTGTCATGTCCTGCAGTGCCTTCCTATATGTATCAGTCCCAACTTTCCACTCATTTCCACTACCGTTATCAGCAGAATAGTTAGATTGATCTAATGGTTGATCTGCAACTTCAGTAACATGTTGCAACCATGCTTTATGCTCACCACCCAGACCATCCTTCATGATGATGTAGTTAGGACCACGGTGGACGATCTCACCAACCATTCCAGTGTCATCATGCTCTACGATTGCACCAACTTTATAGATGTGGTTGAGCATATAGTAATCACGAAAGGTTTCAAAATCTAGTTTAGGTGCATACTCCCATACAGATGACTCATGCACTTCTGATTTCTTCCTACTCTTCTTAGGAGGAGGAGTCATGCCCTTAAGGACATCTGCCATCAGTTGTTTGCTATGTTTTACGTCGTGTCCTTTGGGCATTCCTGCGTGGAATGAATCGTGGTCACCAGATTGAGCATGGGCACGCATCTTACTGGCAGAAAGATTCTCAATAGGGTCGTCGGAATCATCAGCGCGAGCGCCAGCAGACTTAATATTAATAGATTTGAAATCATAATGCTTACCATTATACTTGTTGGCAAGAGTCTCAAACTCCTTCACACGGTCATCACCGACGACCATAGTGACATGCTCATGACCTTCGTCATGCAAGTCGCGAAGGATGTCAAAGATATTTCTATGCGCTTCGTTGTTTTGGATCTTATCTGCGTGATCCTTAAACATCTTACGCATATGATCTACCTTCTGCTGTGCAGAAAGAGGATTCTTCTTATGATCCTGAGACCTTGAAGGGTAGATACGATAGTTACCAGAGTCACCACCATGCGCCTTGACTGCATCAAGAAGTTTGCCATGCCCAGCATGAGGAGGGTTGAATCTCCCGAATGTGATAGCAACATGCTTGTCGTCTATCTTATCCGATGCTTTGCGCTGACCTTTTGGTGAGGTTGCAGGTTTCGCCGTCTTCTTAGCGGCTTCTGCTGCTTCCCTGATGAATTGAATGAATCTCATTTACCCCAGTCTTTTGCTACGGTGAAGTTTGCTCTAGAGAACTCTAGTCTATCAACGAGTTTAAGTGCTGTGCCATCTTTGATGGCCACAAATCCTTCTGGACTTGTCGCTTTGTAACCATTCTCGTCTTCTAGGAAGGTGCCAATACCTTCAATCTTCTTCAGTTTATTTATCACTTGCTCTTTTGCAGCAATCAGATCTTTGAAACCTGTAAATGCTGATTTCATAACAGATGTGTTACTATTTAGGTATTTAATTGCGTTGGTCTTACGTTTAGTCCACTCTTGCTGTGACTTCTCAGTCTTTTTCTTAGCGATCTCTGCATCATATTTGTCATTTACAAACTTGATATACCCATTAGCAATGCCTGTAGCGTCAGGAATCACACCACCACGGATGACTTGGTTGAAGTAGATCTTGAAGAGAGCAGGAGGTGCGAATGACTGTGGTCCTTGTGCCCTTTGAATCTCATTAAGAAACCTGCTGCCAGTGCGAAGGTTTCTTTTTGCTTTAGCGATAGTCATATTGATATTGGTGATCTCACCAGCGGAGAGGTTAGCAATACCATTTACATTTTGAAACTCAGATGAGAAGACTGCGACATCTGCAACACCCTGCAGACCAGATACATCAGCACCAAATCCTGCTGTCATATCAGCAACACTGCTACCTCTGTAAGTGGTGTGGAAGACAATACCAAGATTAGATGCTCCCACTTTGCTACCCATCTCTGTGTTTTTCTCCACACAGTATGTGATGGTGTTGGGTTTGAATTTATAACAACTCTTACCACCCATGACTACGACAGGTGGAGTCTTTGTATACAACAAGTCACCTTGGACCACACCTTCAATGGGAAGTTTCTTCAACTCTTTGAGGCACTGCTTCAGGATACCAGCGATTGCACCAGTAGGATAGTAATAATCAATCAACTCATCGTTGTAGCAAATCTTAGGCTCAGTCTTATTGAAGACTGACTTAGTGCCTACGAAAAACTCACCATTCTTAGGGTCAGTGCCACAGATAATAGCAGGAGCACCGTCCCACTTGACAGTTACCTTAGTGCTGCTACCACCGTGACCAGTGGTAAGCATGTCACGCAAGGACTCAAGGAAGTTGATAGCGTTGGTAGCGCCAGCATATCCTTGATTGAAGATGTCGTCCTCTAGGTGCTCTAGGTGTGTGTTTTTGCTCATGGTTTTATTATAGGACAGAATAAAGCGGTGGCTGGGTGCGAGTGGACACTTTAGGCACTGGCGTAGCGACCGATCAGGGTGCCTAGGTAGCGACCCTTCTCAACATAGTTTCTAAAGTATGGTGCTCC